CTTCCTCCCGCGTCGGCGATGCAGGGTGGGGCTTGGCGCCCGTTAAAGCTAGGGCTTTTTCTTCTGTATTGACCGCTAGGCAGCCATTGCCTACAGTGCCATATTGCCAGGGGGAAACCATGAAATCAGCCATCACTTACATCCGCGTTTCGACCCAGCGCCAGGGCCGCTCCGGCTTGGGGTTAGAAGCCCAGCAGACCACCATTAACAGGTTCTGTGAAGTGGAAGGCTTCAGGATCAGCCCGCCCTTTGTCGAAATCGAAACCGGCAAGGGCGACACCCTGGAAATGCGGCCGCAGCTCCAAGCCGCATTGGCAGCCGCCAGGGCCGCCAAATGCCCGGTGATCGTCGCCAAGCTCGACCGCCTGTCGCGAGATGTCGCTTTCATCGCCGGATTGATGGCGCAACAGGTACCGTTCATCGTCACCGAACTGGGCGTCAACGCCGATCCGTTCATGCTGCACATCTACGCGGCATTGGCGGAGCAGGAACGTCGCATGATCTCTAAGCGCACCAAAGACGCACTGTCGGCCGCGCAAGGCCGGGGCAAGCGGCTTGGCAATCCGCAGGAAATCCAGACCAACGCCGTCAACGCGCGAATCTTCGCCGAATCCCTCCGCAGCGAAATAACTCCGATCCTCAATCTGTCATCACGAAAGATCGCGGCTCATCTCAACGAGCGCGGCATCAAGACCAGCCAAGGCAATGCTTGGCGAAACGAAACCGTGTTGCGAATGCTTAAGCGACTAAAGGAGGACAGGACAAATGGCTAAATTCAATCATCTTGAAGCGACTAGAAATTACGACATTATCGATGGCGAAACCGGACATTGGCGAACACAGGGCATCCAAGGCGCGGCAGCCATGGCCGCGGAATGGCACGAGGGCGACGAAGCGTGGCCTGCTGGCGAAACCGATTTTATTAGCAGCGACCCAATAGAAATCGCCGAGTGAAAACCAACATGAAACAAAAACCCATGAGCGGCACGCAAATGCAAGCCGCGCTGGACAAGACCGGCTTCAGCCAGGTCGGCTTTGCCAAAACCATCAAGGTCAGCGACCGCACCGTGCGGGGCTGGATTGCCGGCAGCTGGCCGGTGCCGCGCGTGGTCGCGATGCTGTTAAACCTGATGATCAAGACCAACTCAACCGAAAAGGACTTGAAAGCATGATGGCCGGAATCGTGATAGGGACTCTGCTTATGCTTGCCTTTACTGACGGATGGCCGGGCTTCATCGCATGGTTCGCAATTGGTTATTTTCTGGCGCTTCACTTCCGTTGAAAAACGGATTTGCAGCCTTGACGTAATTATTACGAATGGGCTAAGGCTTCCGGGCGGCCAATTCCGGCCGTGATTTCCGAAAGGGGAAACCATGCAGAAATTATTGTTTGCCTTCGCCACCTTGGCTTTGCTGGCGACGGCCATTCCTGCCAACGCCGGCAACTGCACCACGACGTGCAACCGCAGCTATGGTGGCGGACAAACCTGCAATACCTGGTGCTACTGAAAAAGCCCGACCCCGCTCCTGCTAAAATTCGGGGCCGGTAAGTCCAGGGAGGCAGAACGCCAAACAAGAAAGGCCCCGTCTCGCAAGAGTCGGGGCCTAACATCTCCAACAGCATCACACCGCAAAGTGGGCAGTAAGGGGAAACCTACAAACCTGCTCTCGGGGCGCGCGTCAAAAGACTAGACGAAACATGGTCTTTTTTGCCCCGATGTCAATTACCTTTGGCGAGTTCCTGCCAGAATTGCCCCAGGCGATAGCCGGCATCGCTCAAAATCTCGACCGCCTTTTCCTTGCCATGCCAGCGCGACCGATAGCCCAGAATACCGCCAACCACGGCTAACGGGGTATCGAAACAGGCGACGTGATCGGCGACCAGCGCGGGGCGAGTTCCGATCCGGTCCCGCGCGGCATGGTAGAGCCGGCGGTGATCGGCCTGGGCTTCCGACTTGGCCAGCCCGCTCATGCTACCGGGATCGAACGCCAGCACCCGGTTGAGATCCACCGATCCCAGATGGCCCTGCAGCCCGCCGGCGAGCCAGTGCAGGGCGTATTTCTTAAGGGCCGAGTATTCCTCCGCGGAGATATTCCGGCGCATCCAGGCCCGCCCTAAACAATCGTCGAGCATGGTGATTTTGCGGGAGGATTTCGAGCGGCCGACGCTGCAATAAAATGGCCCGGCGTGCTGGATTCGTTCGGGGGTCGGTCCAGCATTATCGTCGGGCATTCCGATCACTCCGAATGCGATTTAAAGTAACCATAACGCCACGCAACAAAATTGCCAATCCCTCGCGCGCGCGTAACCACTCAACCATGAACAGCTGTATCCGGGGAGGGAAAGGAAGGAAGGGGCTTAGCAATGGAAGTAAGGGAAAAGAGCGGAGCGAGCGCGCTTCCAAATAGCGCCGTAGCGAGCGACGGACGCCTGAAGTAGAACTAAGGGAAAAGGAGTAGTGGTTAGGAAGGAGTAATGCGCGCGCGCGTCGCGAGTTTTCCGTAATAACTACGAATGTCAAGGGGGTTTCTGCATTATCGATTCTACCGACCACTGTTTATTTGCAGCAGGTTTGCTGCCCTAAAAAGGGCAATGCCGCTGACCATGACAGCAATGTTGACTAATCAGAGGCGCGCAGCGCGATCCATTTGGGTAATGGTTTCGTGGCAGTTGCGGCAAACCGCAATCAGATCGAACAGAGGCTCGCAGCGAAAGTGCCTGTACGTCAGATGATGCGCCTGCGACGCCCGCCCCATGCAATCGTCATCAATTCGAGCCTGACATTGATAATGATCGCGCTCTAAAACGTCAGCACGTTTACGTGCCCATACTTCTGACGCATAGTATAAGGTAGCATCATCAAACCATGCCTGACGTTCTTTTTTCTTACTTGCCGGTCCCACGATCCACAACTGGCCTCATCTGGTAGTGGTAGTGTAGCGCCAGCGCAACCGGATCGATGCCAAAGCTCGCCCAGAACTCGGCTTCGTTCATGGCGTGCTGCATGTCATGGTGCCGCTTGCATAATGGAAGCGCCCATCTGTCACTCGATTTTTCCTGCATCCCGGTGTGCGGTTTGCCGTCGCCAATCGAACCGACGCGCAGATGCGCGGCTTCGACGCCTTGATTGGTGCCGCACAGGCAACAGCGCTGCGAGCGGATGAAATTCAGATAATCATCGTCATGTTCACGGGGTTGACGTTCAGGCATTTTCCTTGATCCTCCAGGCCTGGAACGCATAATCGAGCTTGTGCCAGCGCTCGCGCTGCTCGTGAAAACCCGGCTTATTGAAATCGCCGCGACTTTCAATCTGGCAATGCTCGCGCACGCAAGCCGCCGCCATGTCCGCATCGGCGATCGGCGGAAAGTGCAATTCCTCCGTTAGATACGCCCAGAACACCGGATCGTTGCACCTGATCCCGGCTTGCCTGGTTGCGCCGAGCTCGCGCCACTTGTCGCGATCCTCGGCCGCGTGATCAACCGGGGTTTCGTCATCGTTGATTTCGACCAGGACAGCTACAAATCGTGCGCCCATAGGAGCTTCGGTAATTCTTCGATCCATGTCCGAGGCGGCAACCGTAAACCGAAGTGACCAATCTCCGCTTTGACGCTGGGCCAAAGCATCTTTCTTTATTTCCATGCTAATAGCATTTTTCTTCGCGCACTCTGCTTCATTCATCCTCGCCTCCGAAATCTGCCTTTCAAGATTCCAGAAAGGTGGCTGCTGCTATAGTGGAAATCCCGGTTGCCGTCGTATACTACGTCAGCGCGGCCTATCTGCATTAGGGGCTCACTATGAAAATAAAGACATCACACATCTACCCACCAATACCGGACCGCCGCTTTGATTGGTCAGCGGTTGACGATGATACTTATGATTATGATCAGCCAATTGGGTATGGAAGGACTGAAGAGGAGGCAATTGCTGATTTGTTAAGTCAATTGGAGGAGGTCAAATAACTTTACGCTTGCGTTCCGGATAGTGGTGGGTGTTATGCGCCTTCTCGCAACGCTTGTTATATTGAAACTTGCCATAACCATCCTGATCCGCGTAGCCATGCCATAGCCAGCAACCGCAATTCGGTTCTGGTGAAATCCGCCGTTCAAATTTGGCTAAGACATCCGCGTTAGCCCGCGCCGTCTCGGCTTCCGTCATCGAACATTTCCATCTGTTCCGTAATGATCTGGCGCCCGGTGAATTCGGTCATGATCTGCGATCGGCGCACACCCGCCAATTCATAATACTCATCGCCGATCACCAGAAACCCGGTGACGTGCGGATCGTCTTTCCAGAAAAATAGTGCACCTTTTGCTTCAGTCATGCGGCTTGCGGTCCTCTCAGGCGCTTGGTCTCGCGATCGTGCAAGGCGGCAAGTTTTGTCAGGATTTCGTCTGGTATATAGCTGAAGTTTCCCTTGCGAGCCAACACAACCCAAGGCGCCTTGATGTCGTAAAGATAGCGGCCAATCCCGAATCGTACAGCGGCGCGTTTGAAGGCGTCAGACAAGGCGCCCTTGTCGGCTTCCATGTCGGAAGGACCGGCGCCGTCGGCTTTCCATATCCATTCGTTGCCGATCCGCAATCCGATATTGCAGACAATCGAAGTCCCGACGCCCGGCGAATAATTGCACTGCCAATTGTCGAAACCGATTACGCTGTCGAGCCGATCCATCACCGTTCGCGCGTCCACATAGCAAAGCGGCTGGCCGCGCACGGGATCGTCGGGCTTGCGGGATTTTTCGTTGGTCGGGCCAACGCGCCAGGCGACGCATTCGGGCGGGAACGGCGCGGCAAGCTGATCGAAAAGCGTTTGGCTGATCTCGTTCATTTACTTGATCCTGATTGTCAGCAACGGCGGCCCGTTGGATAGCGAACAGCCTTCCACTGCCTGCCCCTGTTCCAGCGCTTCCTTGATTTTCTTGCGATCGACACTGCGGGCGATCTTCACCAGCTCGTCGGGCAGAACAAGTGGATCGGGATCGCCGACCAGTTGCGGGTAACCCTTGCGTAGGCTGAAGGTGGCTTCTGCCAGCTCTACCCTTTTGAGATTGGCCGTCTCCAAAATCCTCGCGATCAGATCGCGGCCGAAATCGATCCGCTTTTGAAAGCGTCGGGAGCGGGCCACTAGGTCGTCGATCCGGGGCTGGGTGCCTTCCCGCAGCGCCTTGGTATCCTCGATCATGCGGTGCAAGGTCGTCAGGATATCATTGATTTCGGTCTCGCCTTCCAGCATATCGGCGCGCAAAAAATCGTCGTTGGCCAGTTCCGGGTATTCCCTGAGCAGCGCCTCGATCTGCAGACGCAATACGTTGACCTGTTGTTCAAGCATTTTTACCGTCCGCTCGATCCAGTATTCGTGACAGAGCATCGCGCGCCGCTTCGATCTTGTCGTATAAAGGTGCGATTTCAGACGCGGAAAGATGCGAAAGGATTTTGGCGTCAATGGCGAGCCGCAGCACGCGCCTGACATTGCTGACGCTGGGATTGTCCGCCACGAGCTTAAGCGACATGATCCTTGCCCCGCATCTGCTCTTTCGCCTTGCCTAGTTTCACCAGGGCATCGGTGACCATGGTCAGCATCAGCGCGGCGTGCTCGATCGAATCCGCCGCCCGCGTCTCAAACTCCGGCAAACCCATCAGTTGGCGGGCGTGACTTTCGCAAATCTCCGAACCTGCTTCGATCATGCG